AGACCTCAGTGATCGCAGAGTTTGTGACGTCACCCGCAACCCAAGTACACACATATGTGGTGCGCCAGCCTGCACCTGCACCCTTCGTAGCGTCCGTTGCCGTAGCATCCAACGCTTCGTTTGATCCTGTGATGTAGGTGACCATTCCGGCACCGGCACCGTTCTTCGCAACCGCAGTCGTACCCGTCCCCAGTTTCATACCCGTGACGATGGCGTAGGTGTCGTCGTAGGCGCGGGTGGCGAGGAACTGGTCACCGATGTCGGTCACCAAATTCTCACCCCACTCGTCGAACTTGACATCCCCATCGGGGCCGGTCAACACGACATGCACGTTGCCACGCACCCGCTGCTTCTCCCGCAACCCCCGCGACCACGTTTTACGGGTCACACGGCCGAGCACTGCCGACACGGTGTCTGAGATACCCATCTTTTCTAGGCTCACTTTCGGGCTCCTTTGTTCGCAGGTTTCTTCCGAGCCTTGTTCGCAGCCTTCGGAACTTCCTTCACTTCAACTGGTTCCTCAACTGGTTTGGATGGTGGCGTGTATCCTTTCGGGATTTGTTTGCCGGCCCTCACCAACAGGAACGCAGCCTTCGGACCAGCCTCAACAACGTTCCCGTTCTTGTCCAGATACAAATCAACATCTGTGGTCGTCATACCGTATCAATCCTCGAATACGTGGGGACAGCGGTGGTGCCATCCATCTCGTACAAGTTGTCTGTCGCAGTATCCAACACGAACGCACCTGCCGCGATAATGCCCTCATAGGTGCCCGTCACATCATCAACACCCGCAACAGTGGTACCCAGCGTCAAAGCGTCAAACACGTTGCTGATGTGTGTGAACGTTTCGGTCGTCGCGATCAGGTCACCAGCCACACCAGTCTCTTTCGCAGTGATAACACAGTCGTCACCGACAAACGCTGCCGCAGTCACGTCCGGGTGTGCGAGTGTGCCTGCGAAATATTCGGTACCAGGGGTGCCGGATGCGTTGATCGCTGCGACAATGTTTACCTTCGACGCAGCCTCGTCGGCACCAATAGCAACGTCATATGCGGCGGCGGGTGTTGTCATCATCTTGTATACGGTGGTTCCGATCGTGAACGTGTCCGTCGACGTGACCGGTTCCGCGATTGTCAATGTGCCTTGCGAGGCGACACCTTCGACACCGTCTGTCGGTGCACCGTTCGATGTCAGTGGCCGATGTGTGCCGGCACCTACGATCGGGTTACCGCCTGCAATCACGAGTCCGCCTGTAATAATTCCCATCATCAACCTCCAAAGGGTGAGGACGGGTAGCCCCAGACGATGGGACTGGGGCTACCCGTTCAAGGTTTAGATTCCGGTTACTTCACAGAACGCTGCGTCGCGGAACACCTGCACCGCTGCCCGCATCTCTGCCCGCACCGCCTGCTTGCCGTTCACGAAATAGTCCGAATGTGAATCGGAGACTTTGATCGTGACGTCCCGACGGATAGCGAGCTCAGCGAAGTTGGTGAAGTCGCCAACCAGACCGGTGTTCTCTGTCAACGCTTGAGCAACGACGACAGGGATACCCCAGATCGTGTTCGCACCAACATCAGAAGGGTTACCCCAAATGTAGATGCCGTCCGTTGTACGCAACAGCCGGATGCCTTGCCAATCGTTGGGGTGGAAGATCGCATGCGACACCAAAGCTTGCCCCGTCACCGCGACTTTCGTCATTGCTTTGAACACTGCGTCCGGTACCGGGTCGGCACCCTTCGCCTGCGTCTGCAAACCCGACCGGTCCAAAATGCCGGACAGGTTCGGGGACGTACCGTCACCGACCAACAGTTGCAAATCCAACCGCTGCCTGATCGCGAAACCCAAACGGCGGTTCAAATATGCCTGCGCATACGACACGTCTTCAAGCTGTTCATCTGTGACCGGTGCGAACGTACCAATGCTCTGAACGGGGCTAACCGTTTCGGTGAGCGCGAACGCCGACTCGACATACGCTCCACCCTCGTCACGTTCCGCCGCGTTGTTTGTGAACGTCGACTCAACCATATATTTGATCGATGCCTGGTTTGTGGACACTTGTGGGAAAATGTCGACGACCTGTATCGGGCGGGTAGCTGCATCCACAACCTTCCCAGACCTCACAGATTCGGGTGCCCAACCTGCACCGGTTTCGAACAGTGTCTTGACGTCAGCTTCAACAGTGAACGTCTGGTCTTTCCGGCCCTTGTATTCGTCCGTGAACGCTTCACCGATCGACTTTGACGCTGACCCGTCGACACCGTCGAGGGCGTGCTGAATCTCGTTCGATGGGAGCTTCATCAAGTCAAGGATCGAGCGGAGTGTCCCGTTGTTCTCAGACGACTTCTGCAACGCGACGTGTTCTTTCAGCTCGGTGTTGAGGTCGGCAAGTTCCTTCTCAGTTGTTTGTATCCATGCGACTTTCGCCTCAGAGTCCATCGTCCCGTTCGGGTCGATCGACTTGACGAGGCTCATGTCGTATGTGTCACCGGCCTCGGCAAACACGGTCGCGAGCTTGTCGGATTTGGTTTGGATTTCTTCGATACGGGCTGTAAGGGTTTTACTCATGATGCTCCAATGAGGGTCCGCGACTCTGCAAGCGTCTTGGACGCCGACATCATCGACAAAGTGGGTAGAGATGCATCTATAGGGGGTGACGCAAGATCACCGATCATCGATGCGGCGTGCTCGAGGCGGGTTTTCACATTCAAGAGACTTGCCACGGCTTCGTCTCCCAACTGCTTTCCCTTTTCGGTACGCAGATTGTGTATCTCCCCGGCGCGGGCTACGAGGAGTTCTGTTTCGTTCGCGATCTTTTCGGCGTGTTCCACAAACCGGAGTTTCTCAGATTTGATGCCGACAGTGTGGGTGCCTTCCCCCGCACCGACAAGGACCGGTGATACTTCAGCGATTTTCGCACCCGGCTGCCCGTCATCCAACGGTTGCAGGAACCGGACGGACTGTCCGTTGTGGGTGCCGTGTTCCGCTCCGCCTTTCGCGATGTAGAACCCGTATGACCATTCCTGCAAATCACCCATCGCTTTGGTGGTGAGATATGCTTGTTCGCCTTCGTAGGTGTTGAGGAAGAATTTGCCGTTCATCACAGCATGATCCCCCGACTCCGAAATGCGGCCCTTACCGACGAGGCGGGAACGGTCGTGTGCCCACGCCAACGCCACATCTTGGACGCCGAAAAAACCGGGCAAAGTGACGTCGCCGTCCTTGTCAACCACATTCAATGTGGCAAACACGGCAGACACCTGACCGGTGTCGTCGTCGAACTTGACAGTAGGTGAGATTTGTTTTGTTTCAAGATCCATGAGGGTTACCTCGAATCAGGGGTGTTCGGTTGCGCGCAGGCTAGCAGCCGAGAACGCGAAAACGGGCATTACGGTCGCCGCACCCGACGATACTCCAACCAGCACCTGCAATGAATGACCTCACCGGGTGGCCCTGACGGGTCGCGAGGGTATGCCAGCGACGCGCCGCCGACCCTGAACGTGGACCGCACCGGTTTGCCTTGTGGGTCGGTCATCACCCGAGATTGTCCATTCAACGGGGAGTGTGTTCGACGGACACGCGCATCTGCCTGTGTGAACCAGACTTTCATCATCCGAAAACTGGTGGTGTCATTCACCGCCCTAGCAGATTCGTACCTCACCGTTTCGGATGCTTGCAACGACTCAGTGAACGCGTACCGTTGTGCCTGCGTTTTCACATCGGCATACGCTGCACGCAACGCCGCCCTGTTCGTTGATCGGAACGTACGCCTCGGGTCGAACGGGTCCGCTTTCCCTTCAGACACGATGCGGCGGATACGGTCCCTCCGCGTCTCAACAATCGACACGGCATGCTCCGTCGCATACCGAGTCATCAACATGCGGGCGTCGTTTGTGAACGGGACGTCGGTGCCGAACTGGGTTTGTATATCGCCCCACAGGTCAAGGATTTGGGGTGACAGCCACAACCCGGTGAGTGTCTTTTCCCAGTCGCCCCGACGAACCGCCCCCACCGCTTTCGCCGCAGTGTCGGCTTGCAGGACACGTTCCTTTTCGGTGTGGATCGTGCGAGCAATCGGCTGCGTGAACGACCGTGTAATCCTGCGGTCTGTCCGGTTGCGTTCAGACCGGGATGTCATCGACGATCAGAGCGTCCTGATCAACCCCTACCGCCTCGACCGACACGGAGCGGAGAAACACTTCATGCTGTTCTTCGATCGGCAACCCCGCAGCCCTGCGGCCCTCGGCGACGGAGATCCAGCCGCCTTTGATCCCGACATCCATACGTGACACCAGATCGGTTTCGTCTTGTTGTAACGCACGCACATCCGACAAGTCATACCGCAACTCTTTGGACGGATCGACACCGCCGTACGCGTCCTGCCACAACAGTTGTCTCGTCCATTGTTTACCTGCGAGCCGCCACTCAGGTACCAGCTTCGATTCCGTCGCGTTCTCCCGCAACGTGTTCGCTTCACCCTTCCCCGATGTCGCAGTCAACCCGGCACCCAACCCTGCAAGGATCGCAGGCCAGCCGAGTGCGGCGGTGATGCGTTCCTCCGGCACCCTCCGCAACGAAGTCAAATCCATCTGGTCGGGGTTGAACGAAACCATATCGACCTGCAAAGCGTTGTTCGCAACGAACGGTTGGCCCCTGTTTGCGCCCGTAAACTTCGACTGAAATGCTTGCGCGACTTTCGCAGGGTCGGACGGTCCGGGGTCGTTCGGGTCCTTCGGTGACAGTACGACACCCGGCACACCCATATTCGTCAACAACGCAGTCGAGAACATTGCGGCCTCCTGATCCTGCAACACCTCCAACAGCACATCTTTCAACGGTGCCCATCCTCGGCGGTGGTCGTTGCGGTCCACATCCCACCTCCGATGCACAATGTCTTCCATCGGAATGTTCACCGCCTGCCCACCAGGTACCGTGTACCGCCAATGAGTCTGCAAAACGTTCGCGTTATCGGTTTTCGGTTCCATGAACTGCGGGTACAGCGGATACAACGCTACAGGGTCATCCAACGCGTTGCGTACGATGTGGAAATATGCGGAACCTGTCGTAGCGATCGCCGCGACCTCATATTTGGCTAACAGTTCGGATTCCATCCACGGGTTCGGGTTGTTCACTAACTCTGCCGCCGACGAGTCTTCGACTTCTTCCCACTGTGATTCGACACGCCGATACTCGCGGATCGGTGGCTCCGAAAACGCTGTACCCAACGAACGCACAACCGCGGCGGTGGCAGAATTGCTGAGTCCGTCGCCGGCTTTGCGTAGGTCGATGGTGGCGCGGGGGGTGACTGTCCACCAGCCACCAAACTGAGGGAACTTCAAATCGTTCGCAGCTTTCAACCTTGCGCCTTCACGGATAGCGGTCAGCGGATTCATCCGAACTCCCATTCTCTACGGGTAGTCAACATCTGATACGCCCCCGCAACCGCGTCGACCTGGTCGTCGTGGTCACCGTTCGGGAACGCTTCCGCCTCATCAAACCAGTCCTCATTCCATCCTGCCCTAACAACATGCACGTTCCCTGCCTCGGCTTGTGACGATAGCGGATTGGCACGGAGTTCTTTGGAACCCGAAACTTTATCTGGCCGAAACTCGAACCCGCCCAACACTGTGCGCCGGAAGTAGTCGATGGTTCTCACACCGGAGGAGCCGGGTTCCTGTTCCATCCACACCACAATCTCCCTGCCATCTGTCTCTGCGGTATGTCTGACGAGACGGTCGACGCCTTTCGGTGTGGTACGGTCCTTCACGATGTCGAGGATGTAGATGTCGCCGTCACCTGACAGTCCGACTCTGGCACCGGCTGTCCAGTCCGGGTCGTGCGAATGTTTCGACACGTCTTTCTCTGTTGATGCGAGATCCCAATACCTGACTGATCGCAACCCGGTGGGGGCAGCGTCGACGATGTTGAACCATGACCGTTTGAACTTTGTGCCGGCCTCGTTCACATCCCAGTCACCGTACATCAACTGCTGCCGAGTGACCGACCCCAGCTCCATCAGCCCTTCCTCATATGACGCAGCATCGAGATACGGGTTGTCCGCTAACCCTGCAGGTATGAACAGCCGTCCCTTGTGTCTCGTCGTGCCTTTATATTTGGTTCCGAGCCTGAATCGTTCTTTCACCCACTCATGTCCGATACCGCCAGGGTTCGTCGCAGCCCTGATCCGTAGTGGCACATCCAACCCTTCAACCCGTCGACGCCGTGACAGCATGTACGTGTATTGGTGTTTCGTGAACTGGGTCAGCTCGTCGAACCCGATGTATTGGTATTCGGCTGACTGGTACTGGTCCAAGTCGGCGTCGTTCGCTATGTAACCAAACTCGATCGACGCCGGACGCCCCGATGTTTGGAACTCCCATTTCTTCTCCGCAGCGATCCACCTCGCGTTGCCCATGGGTGCGAACCATTCCCTCGACCGCGAGATCAACGCTCCGGCTTTCACCAAATCCGAATACCGGCGCCGCAACAACAGCGCCGCATAGCCCGGCACCGAAATGTCTTGCGCTGCACCCATCAACAACCCGTCCGATTTGCCTCCACCAACCTGCCCGCCATACAAGACTTCGGATTCGTCGGCGAGCAGGAAGATGTGTTGCTTCGGTGTCGGCTGATGCGGCACCGCAGGCGCCCAATTGTGCAAAGCAAACGCGGCGGCAAGATCGGCGCGGGTTGTCATCCCGGATACGCAAACACGACATCACCGCACCATTCCAACAGACGCGACCCGGCCCGCACCATATGCCACCCGGCGTGCCCCGACACACGTTGACACACCGCCACGTCTACCGGCCACATACGTTCGTCCAACTCTGTTGACATGTCTGCCGTGACGCCACACATCACCCGTCGCCCCGATTCAATGCCAACACCTCCGACGCCACCCTGACCAACGCATCCAACTTGTTTTCACCAGACTCCGTCACATCACCATCATCCACATCACCCGTCGTCGAATGCGTCACACTGGCAGTCACTGTCACGTCACGACGTTCCCGGCGTCCGAACTCGTCAGGGAACTTGCGTTCCAACCACCACGCCGCCGCCGTCCAATACCGCGGGTTTTGTGCCGCCTTCTCAATCTGTGACAGTCGTAACAGTTTCGAATCGGCTTCGGCTTTCTTTACAGCCGCGAAGAACTCAAAGAGTTCGGGGATTGTGGGGTTGGTGTTGTCGTCGAGCCATGTGGTGAGTTGTTCTGTTTCGGGGTCGAATTGTGGGTCGCAGATTTCGAGTCTGGCGCGCCAGTTTCTGACTGTTGCGGGGTGGATGCCTGCGTAGGCTGCGGAGTCGGTGTCGTTGCCTCCGCGCATGATGGCGGTCAGGTACCGTTCCCGCATTTGGGGTGTGAATACGGATGGGCGGCCGGGGTAGCGGGCTTTGATCGCAGCCTCCAACTCTGTCTTGTTCATGCCTCGGGTGTCGATGCCGTACTGTTTGGCTTGAGCCCTGAGTTCTTTCACGGTTGCCATCATGTGTCCTTTCGGTTAAAGGTGTATCCGCATTCGGGGCATTCAAGTTCGGTGTCGGGGGTGAACGGTGTGAGGTCTGCCACGATCTCGTCGAGCCTGTCACCGTCGAACCCTGTCCCTTCCAACTGGCGAGGTGTGGCTTGCAACTCGATGAGCATCTCCGAGAGCGATATTTCGTCATATGTTGCTTTCCTAGCATATTCGTTGTCCGCGAGGAGGATGCGGAGTTCCTGTTCCGGGGTGAGGTCATGCAACAGGTGGGCAGAGATCGATGTCCAGCCGAGTGCTTCGGCTGCGAGGTACGTGTGGTTGCCGTACACAATGTTCCCTGACGCTGTCGACACACCGATAGCCCTGTATTGGCCGTGGGTCTTCAACGACTCGCAGATTTCCCCGATGTCGCCTTGGTTGATGTTGCGCGGGTGGGGTTGCATCGTACCCATCGGTGCGACAACGGTGTCAGCGATCGCAATCGTATACGTCGTGGTCATAGCCGGTGAGTGTAGTACGGGGTGGAGGCGGGTTGTAGGAATCACTTGCAATACCGCTAAGGTGAGTGTATATTACGGGTATGGTAAGCGAAGCAACGAAAGGAACCCGCATGACCCGCACCGAACTGCAAGCCATCTGGCACACCAACATCCAAACACACACATGGGGCGCACCTGACGCATACCGCCTCTCCGGGGCGCAAGCCTGCACCGCCTGCGGCGTAGACCGCGTCGACGAACGCTCCGCCCAACATCCATGCACAGGAGGAACGAAATGACTGGCACCACAAGAACGATCGCAGGTAGAGGAACAGGCCGAGATGGGCAAATCCTGAAATGGCACAAAGTCGAACTCGTAGACGGTCGGGCATGGTCTGACTGCGGCGCAGTTCCACTAGACCGACTCGCCATCGAAACCGGAGACACACCGACCGACCTGCTATGCCGACGATGCTTCGCAAGAGGAACGAAATGAACGTCGATCTGACACCGAAAGAGTTGGACGCCCTCCACTCTGCCATCGTGAAACGGATCGTCGCACTAAAGGCTTCACAGGACGACGTGCTAGACGAGATCGACACGTTGGACGACGTACTCGACAAGATCGTGAACACGAGGAGGGAATCGTGAATACGCACAAATCGCACAGGTTTGTAGCAGACGGCGACGACAACCAAGAATGCGAATACTGTCAGACACGCCCGTACAGCCAACTAGCACAAACAGTTTGCCCCGACAGTCCAACCACACAGGCAGAACGCGACGTGATGTCCAACCCACACAACATAGCCGCCCTCGACCGTGCCTTGGAAGACATCGACGCAGGACGGATCGTCGACACACTCAACCGAGGGACAGGAGTACCGACCGTCTACCTAACCGAGAAGGCGCGTGAGCTCACACTCGCGCACGACCGGCTCCTTTTGCAGGGTGCCGAGCACGTCGACCAGATACTGACCCTACGCGAGATCGAACGGCTCGCAACAGCGATACGGGCAGAGGCATCCAAGTGGCTCAACGCTGAACTTCGTACACCCCGTGACGAGGACGAAGCATTCGACGACTGGCGCGACTCGATCTACGAACAAGGAGGCACACCATGATCGGCTGGCCTAACCGGGTTCTCACAGCAGAGATCCGCGAAGGTGAATGGACGGACTACTCGTGTGAGCCACCAAAACAACACTCAGGCACTTATTGGACGGTTGTTGACAGAGACACTCGTGAACAGATCGGGTCGTTCGGGTTCCCTGTCGAGACGGCTACGGAGACGCAGGCGTTGGAGGAGGCGGAACGGTTCGGGAGTAAATGGGGATGGGAAACAGTCAAAGGAGGTACCCCGTGGGAAGGCACAGTCGTTGACGTTTCGACTTTTGACGACGGCGGCAATCAACGATTCGTACAGGGAGGCACACCATGAAAGAACCCGAAGAGACCGGAGTGGTCTTAGATGTCGATTGGCTCTACCCGCCTGCGGATATCTTCGACCACCTCGATTCTTTCACCGACGGGCGAGTGTGGTACATCCGCAACCGCGACATGACCGTTTCGTTCCAAAGCGTGCGTCAGGCACTCAAGCAACGAGCCAACGAGAAGGGGCTGTGGGTTTACATCGTAGAGGGAGTAGACGGTGTGTGGGTTCAAGCACAACACCCTGACGATCCGCGAAGGAGACATCGTGAAGGCGACTGATCGGAAAGCTGTCCGGCTCGTTGTCGAAAACCGTGTCACCGTCACAACCGCGACATTCGATACGGACGGTGCCGTCACTACCGCAGCAGGGACAGTCCGAGGCGACACCGGCACCTACCTCGTCGCCATCTCGCCCGAAGGTGTTGATTGTTCCTGCACATACGGGCAGACACGGCACACGTCACACTCACACGACCAAGCACTCAGACTCGCGGCGCAACACCAGAAGGAGAACCTATGAACAACGATCTGTTAGGTATCGGGGAGGTAGCCGATCTGGTCGGGTTGAAACGATCCACCATCTACGTCATGCACTCGAGGGGGCAGTTGCCTGTCCATGACGCCGTGGCGAATCAGGGTAGGACGAAACTGTGGCGACGCAAAACGATTGTGAAATGGGATCGGAAGCGGGGTAGGCGATGAGTTGGGATGAGCGTGAAGCGTTGGAGGTGGCACGCCGGATTGTGCACGAAGGCGACTACACCCCTGACGATTTCGACCTCAACCAAATCGATGACACGATGGAAGCATTGGACGCTCTGCAACGAGCCGGTACACAAGTGCAAGCTGCGAAAACAGTGGAGGCGATGGCGAAACAACGGGTCGCAGAACTGTTAGGTGAGGGTGGCGCGGCGAGGCTCGGAGAAACGATATTCCGGTACCAGGTCGGACGGTCGGAACACTGTTTCGACCCTGACGGTGCAGCCGCGTACCTCACTACCAAGATTCGGGACGGCGAACTGTCGGTGGATAAGATCGTGAACCCGCAATACGCGAAACGGTCAGCCTTGTCACAGGCGGAGCGGGACACGTTCTACGAGTGGGTCGACGACGACGCACCCTCGTTGAAGGCTGTCCCTGTGGATCGGGCCCCCAAATTCCTACAAACATTGAACGACGGAGAGGTAACAACATGAGCGACAGATATTCGGGTGTCGGTGCGGAGGCTGCGATCGTCCTGTTCGTCACTATTACGGCAGCTATAGGGATCATCGCAGTCTTGTACGGTGTGATTGTGTTGACTGCTCACCTTACACAAGTGCTAAACTGAACTTACTAGAGGGAAGGTACGGTAAGACCATGGACTCGCAAAAGGAACGCATACGACAATGGCTCACACAAGGGCCCATATGTGCCACCACCCTACTCGCGAACTACATCCCGAGAGGCGCAGCACGAATTGCTGAACTACGGTCGGAAGGTTTGCCGATCGTGACCCGCCCATGCACCAACCCGTCCCATATGCACGACAGTCGACAAATCGAATACGTGATCGAAGCGGGACAAGGAAGGCTCCTATGACAGACCAGATCGTTTCGCCACCAATACCAGAAGGCAACATCTACATACGGCTTGCCGCTATCGCCGCCGAGGTTGGTGCAATGGCGAAGCAACGCAACACGTCGCAAGGATTCGATGCGTTCGCGGTCGACGACGTGTATTCGAAGCTGCGGCCACTGTTCGCCCGATACGGTGTTGTTGTTGTCCCACAAGTGGTAGACACCCGCTACGAACACATCACCTCCAAATCGGGGACACAAGGCATCGCAGCGTACGTCACAATGAAATACCGCCTGTACGCGGCGGACGGGTCGCACGTCACGATACGGTTCGCAGCCGAAGGACAGGACTACGGCGACAAGGCAACGAACAAAGCTGTGCAGCAGGCGTTCAAGTATGCCCTGATTCAGATGTTCATGATCTCCACCGGTGAGGTAGATCCGGACTTGGAGAAACCGGAGGAACGAGCAGACCCTCCAATGACGGCGCAAGAACTCATACAAGAACCGGAACTGTCGCCAGCCGAGAAGCGCATGAAAGCGGTGAAGGACGCTGCGTGGCATGCTACAGACCCAACGATGGACACCGATCACAGGATCAAGGAGGCGAAACTGTTGGTGGAGCAGGCTGTGAGTTGGAACGGTGGCGACCCGAAAAACAAGACGGAGGTTGACGCGATCGTGGAGTACATGACCGACGCAATGGCCGGAGGCGGCGAATGAGTGAGTACGAATACACGCTCCGAGTCGGTCATGACTATCGCCCAGACAGAACGTATTGGGTAGTTCAGTTGCCGCACCAATGCGACGAATACGAAGTTGCATACGGCCATTCCTTGCCCGAAGTTGTCGCGGAGATGCAAGCATTTGTTTCGGGTGCGCAGGAAGCGTTGAAACGGTTGGAGGCAACCATCAACGACTATGGCGGAGAGCTTGAGGCGAAGGGAGCGGACGTGAACAAGTGGTTTGAAGTGCCGTTAGGAGGCGGCGAATGAATTACGGGCAACTGTATGGCCTGATCCCGACAGACACCTACGACAAGACGCTGACTGGTATACGTCGTGAGGAGCTCGGGCGGCTACTCGACGAAATCGTGGCGTTGGCTGCGGTGTCGTCGCGGGTTGCGGTTGATGCGATCGCGGAAGTATGTGGCGAGTATCTAGCAGTGTGGACACGATGACGTGCCGATGCTGCCGAACCGCGTTGACTGACGGACGGTTGACGCCTTTCTGCAACCTGTGCTTCCACACTCTCACCGTGACAGACAAGTCTGCGATTAGGTGTGTTGAGCATGGCACAGTCGTTGATACGAGGAGGATGACAGGATGACCGACGACAGCGCCGTGTTGTTTCGCACCAACGAACCCTACGCCGAAGAGATCCATCACCTCATCGAGATCGGAATGCTGATACCAGTCGAGACAGACCCGCGACCGGATCGTGACCGTCTGGCACGACTGCTATTTGACCGCTTCTACGACCAAATGGGCTGGGACTGGAACGATCCTGAAACCAGAGAGTTGGCAGGTGATGATGCCGATGTCGTTCTTGCATGGTTCGTGGCCGGAGGTGACGGATGAGTGTCCGTTCCGACCTCCGTGCTCAAGCGTTGCAGCGTGACGGGGGGTGTGTGTGGCCCGACTGTGACCATGAAGGCCGGTTGGAGATGGCACATATCATCCCGACAGGTTCAGGAGGGCTGGACGTGTTGGACAACGTGGCGATGCTTTGCAAATCGGCACACGACGTGTTGGATGCGAGGGTGTCATGGAAACAGGCACAGCCACGCGTGCTGAACCTCTACAAGTGGTCGACGTTAGCTGCCGCCGGTTGTGTCTGGCCCGGATGCTGCGACATGAAGAAACGTGACGGGTTGTGCATGTTGCACCACTCGGTGCTACACGCAACCGGTGTCGTACCGGGTAGGACGACGGAGATCCGCAAACTGTTCGCCGCATATTTGGGTCGTGACCTGTACCCGCCGGGACAAAACGATATCACCAAGAGAAAGGACGGCTGATGGACCCAATAGCAATCCCCGAGTGGGTGAAAGAAGCCCCGGACGTTATCCGCGTCGCGGAGTGGCACCTACCGGTGGGATCGGGAATATCGGGTCCGCCTGCGGGTGCGTTCCTCACGATGACCCCTGCAGAGAATGCCCTCGAACCGTTACCGATGTGGCATGTGCTGATCGATGTCACAGACGAAGATATCGCCGTGTTACAGAAGTCTCACGTGTTGGTGTTTGCGTGTTCTGTCGTGCCGGTGTTTCAGTTCTATCCGTGGCATCTCACGGTCGAGGGGTTAGAGGTTGAGGAGAAGGATCGTTGATATTTGGTTGACCGACAGCCCCACCTTTGCCTTACGGGTCGGGTGGGGCTGTGGTACGATGACGCCTACAACTGCCGTCGATTGAAGGGTAGCAGAAGATGACCGCCAACGAAACCCCCAACGCTGAAGTCACTACATCGAAGCGTCCACCGTTCGCGCAGATCCCCAACACGTTGACGTTCGACACACGGTTGACGATCGCTGCCCGCCTCGTATACGACGGGTTGATGGTGTTCGCAGACAACAATTCGGGGGCAACAAAGCCCGGGATGCGGACACTCGCTACGCGCCTCAACGTGTCTACCGCAACGGTGAACGCCGGTATCAAACAGTTGGAGGAAACGGGGTGGCTCGTTGTGAAGCGGGCAGGGTTCAACAAGAAGACTGGGAAGCGGGCAGCGAATGAATACGTGGTTCAGTTTGAATGTCTGAAACCTGTAGCAGTGAGTGACACAGGTACGTCGCGCTCATCGCGACAGGCACGTAGCACTGAGCGCGACAGAACTATACCCACTTTGACTAGACCCTCTGAACTAGATGAAGAGGCCGACAAGTCGGCAACACAATCAGAACTCGCAACCACCAACACAACCAGCATCGAACCCAGACGGAACTACCAAACGGCGATGAAAGACGCACTCGTCGCAGGAATGGGATGGGACACGAAAGACGTCACAAAGGCACAATGGGGACGCATCGAAGCAGCAGCGAAACAGTTAAGAGACATCAACGCCGACCCCGCCGAAGTGCCACACCGATGCCAGGTGTATCGGGTGAATTTCAACGGGGCAACGATGACACCGAACGCTGTCGCAACAAACTGGGCTGATCTGGCGGAGGTACGTGTGCAGGTGTCGAAGCGTGACATTGAACGGGCTTCGAACAAGGCTGCGATCCGGGCAGCGTTGGAGGGATTGGAATGAAGATCCATCCAAGTCTGCGTCGGGGAGTGTGGCTACGGGACTGGGTAGAGCTCGCGGTGCGTGTGGAGAAGGTGAAGCGTGAGGTCGCGCGGTCGTTCGGGTACGAGTGGGAAACGTGGGCAGCGCGGAGGAGGCGCGGGCTATGACTGGGCCAGAGTGGGGTGAAGTGGTGGATTGGGTTGAGAAACGGTTCCCCGATTCGCAGTGGCACGCCGAACAAGCTGTCGCATATTTCCAAGACGTGAAACAGTGTGATCCGGTCGATGTGTGGGCCGGACTGCAACTCTGGTATGAACAGGGCCAGAGGTTTGCCCCCACAGGCTCCCAGTTGCTTGCTGAGGCACGGAAACAGTCGATTGCTAGGCATAGACCTGAACTCCGATCGTTGCCGTCAGAAACGGTTACACGAGACCCAGCTGTTGGAGCGTTGGCTTCAGCTGCGGCGTCCAATCCGTCGACGTGGGACACCTACACCCAGAATCGTTTTGGGAAATTGATGACGCCGCATGAGGTGATCGTCAAACTACACACGGCGAGGACTGATTGTCTGTCCCCGTCGTGTGACATCCACAAACAACTAGAACGTAGGCTAAGGTCAGTGTATAGTAAGATCAGGTAAGCGACGAAAGGAACGACGATGGCACCCAGACCCAAATACGAGTTCAGATTGGTATGCGCCCAATTCGGCACCAGAGGCCACAGCACCCACGCCTACCGGATGCCAACCGACGCAAAGATACGGGCACAGAAAGTGATCGACGCTAACCACCACTCCGAGATGTTGGCTGATAGGAACGCGAACGGGAGATCGGCGTGGTACCGCAACGAAGCGCCGTGGACGGTGCAGAAGCGTGAGGTCGGGAAGTGGGAAGCAGAATGAAGTACTGCAAGGAACACGGCTCGTCAGACATCAGCACCGACGGCGATCAATGCTATCGGGCGTTCCAAGCACAACAAGCCGGGCCAGAGTTTGAGCTCGGCCAATGCGTTGTCACCGATTGGGTTGAGGTCACACCCGACCTGTACCGGGTGATCAACCGAGACAACGAGGCAGACCCCAACCCATGGGTCGACGGCTCCGAACAGTGCATAGCCGAGAGACATCTGTATGTCCCGCTGCTGCCCGAGGAAGCGGACACAAGATCATGACTGCCCTCGTTGCCGCCCTCTCCACCACCATCTTCGCCCTCCTATACCTCGTGTATGTGTTGGCGGAACGCAACCGGCGGCTCGTGGTGCAATGCAAAACGCAGCGGCAAGTGATAGCCGATATGAGAACCGATTGGCTCGACGACGGCGAGGTGCGGATCGTGCCTTCGACGGGTAACGAGTTCGACGAATGGTTGGCCAACCATCCAGGAGTGAACCCGGTCAGGGAGCGTGAGGAGAAATGAAGCCGGTAGCACACTTGACGAGTAAAGGAAAATGGGTAGCAACAATCGTCGGTGTGGTGATAGTGGCAACGGCCTGCACCGGCCACAACATCCCCACACCAACAACAACGACCGCAGCAACGGGGTTCTCGTTCTCATCGCAAGAATCATGGAACGACGCAGAACGCGCCTACCTCGCAACAGTGGAACCACTCCTCACCAACAGCTACGGTGGCTATGACTCGCTGATAGAGCTGGGGCACGGGTGGTGCGACTCGATGTGGGAAGCATACCGTTACGGCCTGACCGAAGACGAATGGCTCGCCACTGTCCTGTTTGCGATGTTTGACGAAGATGACACCCTAGTCCGAGACGCGATGGTTCTGTCCGGTGCTGCGGCAGGTTCGTTGTGTTGGGAGTTGAGAGACTGGGGCGAACAGTGACTATCCAATGGTGTTTTGAACATAGCCAATTTGCCACGGCGTCTGGCACATGGTGTCTGGAAGGACACATACAGATTTGCGATGTTGCTGAGATGATCCCGGTCAGGGCGTCCGATTTGGGAACCACCTCAGGCGAGGTGTGGGGAGGGTTCTACGACGGACAGTGGAAACCACCGACAGAAGAACTCGAAGAAGGCCAGTACGCAGGGGCATGGTATTGGCAGTACTACGTCTGGTTCCCTAAGACCCACATCGTGAACCATTTGTACAACGACGGTGAACCAGTCAAAGTCGGAGGCGAACAATGATTGAGTGGTATCAGAAAGTACACACCGACGGCACCGACTACACCAACGACGATCTGGAACAGGCGATCAAAACGGCAGTGGAACGGTACCGGTTGGATGACCCCGCAAGGTCGCTGCTTGGTGTCGCTGCGGTAAGTGCGGTGGTTGAGTGGATGGAGGACAACGGGTACATGGTGGTCGGGGCAGACACCGAACTGTACGAATGGGTCGGCAGCTATGACTCGACGAGTGAAGGGTCACCAATCCCTGCCCTTATCGCCACGAAAGTGTTGCGCCGTGTCGGAGGTGAACGATGAACGTGGCAGTAATCGCCATAGCTGTCGTGTTCGGCATCGTGTTTTGGGGATGGATACCGTTCGCCCTGTGGCAGAGCAGAAACCACTACTGCAAGCATCAGCGTAGGTATGAAGAACCGAAAAGGTGGATCTGGATGGAGGATGACAATGAGTCGAGATGAAGCCTACAAAGCAGCAGCGAAAGCATACTGGCATGCCTACGACTGCAACCCTGTCGATGACGATGGCGCTATCGAAGCTGCTGTGGATGCTGCGTTTGTGGCGGTCGGGTTCGACCCCGACAAGACGTACTACGAGATGCGAGCCATACCAGAGAGTGGGCTTCGCTACCGAACAGCGTTGGCAGCGCAAGGAATCTTGGCAGTCTTGGCAGATGGAAGATATCTGGTTGAGGTCGGCAAGGAGGAACGAATGAGTGACATCCAGCGATACGGCTTAGAGGGGGTCTTTGGTACCACAGCAGCAAGCAACTCGACGTCTCATTGCCGAGACTGTGGCGCTGTCGTGTACGACACGGAAGCACATGACCGTTGGCACACAAAGGTCGACCGCACTGATGGGGCAGAGTTGCAAGAGGACACAGATGGACGGTGAACGTATGTGCAAGTGGTGTTCACGCAACAGTCGTGGCACCAATCTTCCAAAGGCTCAAGTGAACGCCAACGGGGTTATGCACTATTGGAGCCGGTGGTATATGGGGAAGAAAGAGCAGCGTCCGTGGACTTTGTGTGGGTTTGAGGTCGGGAAGGGAGACAGTGATGAGTGACTGCGTTATGTGGCAAGGGCAAC